GGCGATACTCTTGCTGAGGAAGCGTATCCGCCACAACATCGAAATCTGCCATGGTTATGCTCCTTGTGGTTGTTCAGGAGCCATGTCGGGCACGGCTCCGTTGGGGGCCATGGTAGCTCCAGGGCCCATTTCAGGGGCCGTCCCGCCTTCTGTAGGCGCTCCCATCATCATTTGCGCCATCATACGTTGACGCAAAACCTCTTCATGCGCAGCAACGTGCTGAGCAAACTGGTCTTTAATAGCATCCGGCAAAGTTTCGTACTCTTGCGACATACGGAACTTGTTGTGCGTTTCAATGTGAACTTCGTGCAAATCAAAGTCGTCGACAGGAATCACGGGCGGTGCAGGCATGTTCTCAATCTCAGCCATAATGTTGGGGTCCTGCATAGCCTCAGGAGGCAGGCTAGCCATGATTTCCTGCATAACCTCCATACGCTTAGCTTCAACATCCATCTCAGTCAACATCTTCATCTTGATGTTCTCACGCTGAGCCTTACGCTCTGCCACGTTCATAGTGTCCATAATCTTCTGCACACCACCAACCTCAAGCAGACGAGCGGCTGTCGGCTGGTCAATAATACCCACAGCAAACATGTCCATCACACGAGCTTCCTGAGCAGCCTTAGATTTAGCAAAACTAGAGCCAGGCTCGATACGAATATCGGTACCTGACGCAATGTCGGCACCTTGCAACAGCATTGTGTCAAACGCACCATCCGCACCGACAGTGCGAATCTTACGAGGCAAGTCAACATACTGCACAAACAGCTCAACCGTTTGCGTAGCAATCTTTTCAATACCCGCCTCAATGCTTTGGAACTGTGGCGTCAGGTACTGGTTAGATGCTTCCTGCAGGTAGCTGATTGCGGTACCAGAAGTCACGCCGGGAGGCGTGTCACCACGCGACACCTCACGCTCACCAGAAATATCAATCCAGTCATTCAACACGCGGTCCTGCTGGTCCAGGTAATACTGGGGCAGCGGCGACAGGGGCAAAGGCTGGGGAGGTGCCATACCAGGCTTGTACTGAATAACCAGACCAGGCTCGTTTGTCAGCTTAGATGGAACAATAGAACCCATCGGCGCAATCAGCTGAGGCTTAGCCATGCGGCGTCCAGCTTCAGCAATCTCAGAACGCAACCCGTTGTATTCTTTTTGCAGCTGCGACAGGTCCACAATTGGGCTGTCAGCGTAGAACGTTGACGTAGGAATGTGCTCAAACTTTGTGAACGGGTACATGCCGTGGTCGTACGGAAAACCATCTTTGTAAACGTTAATCAAAATGTCGTCGATGCTAATGATTACGCCACCTTGAGGCAACAACTTATGTGCGCCAGGCTTCACCCAAGTTTCGTACACAATAACGCTGTCGGGTGTGCGAGAGTGGCCCAGGTTAAGGTAAGCCTCATCAATAATCTGGTTTGCGCTTGAGGTGCTGGGCTTTAGCTTAATGCCCTGCAGTTCGTCAGCAAAATAGTAATAAGCCCATTCAATAGGTTTCGTGTAAGCGTTAATGATAAACGGTTGGTCTTCAATGTCCTGCTCGCGAACATCCGGCACAAAAAGGTGAAACGGTGTTACGTGACCAAACTTAATGTCACCCATCTCACCAGAAACACGGTCCTTGCAATACGGGTCCCACGCAGTCTTAACAAACCCATTACCCGTAATAATGGTCCACCACACAGCACGCGACATGTGCGTCCGCAGTTTCTTAGCTTCGCTAATAGACGTCCACGCCTGCTCAGCAGCAAATGCAGCCCTTTGGTCGTCGTCCTCGCTAGATGCCGGAATAGCCTGAGCTGTCGGGAAAGACGACAGCATCTTAGACATTTCCCAACGCACATAAGAACGAATACGGTTAATCGTTTTACGCTGGTGATAGTAAGGCTTACGAGGCGTAAACAGTTTGTCCCTGTAATCCTCAGGGAACGTGCCACGAGTTTGCTCTAACCACTGGTGCCCATAAAACATGGACATGTTGTTAAACCACTGCAACTGCTTCTGGGTGCGAGCCGTCTTAGCTTTTTGCCACTCCGACTGCACCCAGGCAACAAGTTGCTGTGCTTCTTTAGTTTTACGGAACTTCTCTAGGTTTAACCCGTCCTCGGGGAGCTTAATTACCGTAGAACTCTGGGTCAACTCCAGTGAGTTCGACGAATAACTGTCTGGCATCTCGGGCATCTATGTCTTCTCCAGCGGCGAGGTTGGGGTTTCTTTCGGATATTCTATCGACTTCCGCCTCATCTGAGGGGTCGTAATCCTGGTAACTACTATAGTCGATAGGTTGACTCATCGCTTGAATCTGCTGGTACGCGAGAGAGTCGCTTGAAGCGACTAGTGCCTGCGCTTTTTCGCTCAGATTCGCTAGAGTCTGTATTGACTTGTGCTGTGTCTCCAGTTGTTCCTTCATCAATTGTGCCTGGTTCTGCAATAGTTTGTCCACTGCTTTCTGGTGTTGGAGATATTGCAGCACCAGCAGTGAGAGCAGAATTGCTGATAACACGCTCAACAAAATTATTGACAACATCGTTTTGTAGCTCCTTAACAGCTGCGTTGTAACCTTCTTCGTACCACCGCTTCTTCTTCAGCCCAGCGGTCTTAGGCTCGCCTTCTTCAAACAAACCAGCAAGCTGAGCCATTTCACGGATTACATCTACCGACAGGTAAATCCGTCCACGGTCAATTACTGTTTTGCTGAGGTCTACACCCGTATCAATAAACGGGCCTTTACTTGTTTTAGTAATCCAGCACACACCAGGGTCAAGCGCTGGCGCGTCTACAAGAAAAAACCTACTCATCAGTAGTATCCTCCATAATCGTTTATGACGACATTGCCGTCCTGTGCGGATGCTCTATCTTCTGCGAATTCGACAGTAGGGTCTTCACGCATTTTCAAAAGCAACTCTTCGTATCTTAGCGTAACTGGTGGTGCGTTCGCATCCGTTTGCTCAGGAATAGGCTTCAAATCGGGGCGTGTCGTAGCAAAATAGCGGGCAGAGTCAAAAGCGTGGTCGTCCTTTTTGTGCACAACTTCTTGCTTATTCATCTCATACGCCATCTTGTCCGAACTATAAGTCGCCCACCGTAACTTCTTCAATTCACGAATCAAATTCGGACAATTCTTAGAAATCACCCACGTAGGCCGGTCCGCACCCCACCGAGTCTTAGGTCGACGACGCATATACGCCTGCATCTTCTCAATACCCACCATTACATCGTGCGGGATACCCTCAACGTTCACATACACGCCATTCAACGCATACTCCTGAATAATGCTGGTACCCGTAATACCAGACCGTTGACGCATCGCAGGGTCACCCATACGCTCCACATTCTCAGGGTTACGCCCCCAAGACTCCTCACGACTCTTCACAACCTTCGCGTGCTCCGACACAATCATGTTTGACTGGTAATGCTCCGCAAACGTCACAATCTCACCTGTCGGCGCAACAGCGTGCCACAACCACGCCGTCGGGTTATTCAAACCGTGGTCGACAGAAGCGTAAATAGCCCAATCCTTAGGCACATCACCAGGACCAAAATCTATAAGGTACTGTTCAATATTTTGGCTAAAATCAGGAAACACCAAACCACTACGAGCAACAAACTCACCCTTCTCACGAATATCACGCTCCTCCTTATTCATACCCAGCATGTAAAAATCCATGTCATCAGACTCCGCCTGAATATACGGGTTCTGCTCAGCCGACAGGGTAAACGTATCAATCCACTCCACGTTGCCTTCCTTCGCAGGCTCCCACAACAAATCAAACGTCCAACCCATACCCTTAGTCGGTGTCGCCGCAATAACCCAAAAACCGTTGTAGTCAATCAAACGCATCATCGACTCGTTAAAAATGTGCTGTGGCGGCTCCTCATCAAAGAAAATACCGTGACGAGGCACACCACCCAGCTTCATCATGTCCATACCCCACGTCACAAAATCAATCGTCGACCCGTTATCAAACGTCAAAATATAGTTAGTACCATCCCAGCTACGGTCCCAACTACCATCCTTTAAATACGATTTAGGAATCCACCGCTTCATCTTGGGCAGAATAATCTGCTCAATACCCTTAGCAACGTCTACAACGACAAACCTAAGCTGAACAGGTCCAGACCCCCACGAAGCGGGGCGCTTAAGATATGGATGAGTATTTGTAGCCCACCAGATAGACTCAACGACTTCAGCGTCGGTTTTTCCTCCACGGTTACCTCCAGAAATAAAACGGCCACGAGCCGAAGATTTATGAAACCTAAGCTGCTCAGGATAATCCTTCTCACCATAGTTTAAAATATTCGGCTGGTGAATACTCTGGTCAAGCTCAGAAATAGTTAACTGCAGCAACTCTGCAGCTGTCGGTTGCCTTTGTTTTGATGCCATTACGGTGTCGAATTATCGGTAGCGCCAAGACGCACCAACAAAGCGTTAACCGATTGCCTCCACGCATCCGTCGCTCGCGAACCAGAAACATCTAAACCCTCTAAAATTAGGGCAGAGTCACCGCCATCATGCACATGGTCGCCAGGGGATGCCTGGTTAGGGCTTGGACCTAAAGTGTGATGCTGCGCCTCAGCACGCGAATCCACGTCACTGTTCTCGTGAAAATCCTCAACAACCTGCCCAGGAGGTTTAGGGTTTTCGTCACTCTCAAAACCAGGCAGGTCGTCACTCGACAGCATAGACATAGTGCCTCCTAAATACTTCTCATTGTACTCGTGGACTCGCTTTTACCGCCACGCATCCACTTGCCACAATCCATACACTTTACGCGACGATACTTGGCAGTTGATGTTGTTTCATACCCGCGATACTGCAAATGTGTCGAACCGCACACAATACAACCATCCGGCACATCATCAATAACTGCGCGATTTGGGTGGTTTTTAATCCACGGTTTAAACTTTTCGTACAAATCAACCAACAGGTTCACGTCCTGCAGCTGGTATTTCTTCATCTCAGCCCAAGCCTTGTCGTCACCAGCCATGCATTTAATCCACAACTCAAACCCGCTGTGCTTAACTTTCTGACCCACACCAAGTTTCTGAGACACATAATCAAGCTTGTTAGACGGAAATTTAAACTTCTGCTTTGCAACCCTCATCAAGTCAATATCTTTATGTGGCGACGGAGGCAACATGTCGTTTTCTATAAATTCCCTGTGCAAATGTTTGACATCAAAAGCCGCAGAATTCCAGCCAACCACAGCATCAGCCTCATCTAAAAGCTCATGTATAGCTTTAAGCATCTTAGTTTTGCCATCGTGGTGAACCGAGCTAAAATGGACTTTCCGCTGTCCATGCCAGCGGGCACCAAAACAGATAACTTCAGTTGAGTTAACCATTTGGTTCACTGAAATGTTCTGATTCCATAGGCCCCACACGTAAGCCAAGTTAGGCGATGTTTCAAGGTCAAGGAAAAGTATTTTCATAAGTCCTGTCCTAATAAAGAGTCTGGGATAGTTTAGCGTAGATTGGAGCACATTTCATGGATAATGTCGAGTTTGTTGGCGGAGTAGCGTGTCCCGTAGACCCAATGGAAGCACTGCATTGCGATAGCTGCCAGTAAAAAAGGCCCCCTCGGGGGCCTTTTTCATTTACTTACCGTCTATTGCTTTACCTTTATAGTTAGCAACAGAAGTCAGCAAAGACACAACACCAGCAAGCGCTGAAACGCTCACCACGTCAAGCCACGACACCTCAAGGATGCCCGCAACCTGCGAAGCAGTAATAACTGCCACAGCAGTCTGTGCCACGGTCTTAATGGCGCGTTCTGCGGAATAGGTTAGGTACTCAGTCATCATAACTCCTAGTAATGATTTTGATTTAGTGCTCTTTGTAACGCAGTAAT